TGACTTGCCCAACAAAACAATTTCCATGTAAGGCGTATCGGGCACGACCACAATGGCGGGCGGAATTGGCGATTCTGGAACGCTTGGGTAAATGTTGGCTGCTAGTGCTGCAAACGCGTTTGCTAAGTCTGCACGGGCTTCGGCGACGGAATTGGCGGGCACTATTGCACCACGGTTTCAACGTCTAAAAATGGCATAAGCAAGGTCGAAACGCGATTGGTCAAACTGCGTCCCATTCGGTACGGCGTTGAAGCAAAATCGACGCCTTGAATCTCGCCACCTGCTGCAACGCGTGATTGGAAAACTTCAACGCTCACTGCAAGCACGGCTGATTCGATTGGCGCACTGTTGGCATAAATTTCAGCTGCTGAATAGCCTGAAAGTGTTGCCGTTCCCGCTGGGATCATTTCGCGCAATGTAACGTCAGCATTTGTTCGCGCAGCGGTAAATGAATACTCGGTCACGTCGATTACGGTGACGGTTGCTGAAAACGGTGCTGGCATTCCAGCAACGACGACTGATTGACCAGAAACGAAATGATGTGCGCGTTGCGTGTAATAAGTCGCGACGTTCGACTTCAATTCGTATTCGCTAACTGCTGAAGTGTTTGCAACCAGCATTGGCAAAATGACGGCTTCGGCGGTGTTGATGATTTCGTCAAGATAACTGTCTGGATAAAGTGAAACGGAAACGCCAAGCACGCTGCGCAGTTGCGCGGTTGACACAATACTTGGCATTTCCGTTCCTCTCGACTGCTGCGCTACGTTCGGGAGTGACCGCAGCGCATGATTAGTTTTTTACTTATTGTTACGGAATGCACCATTCGCAAGTTTGATTGCAGTCGCACCAAAAGAATACAAACCAACGGTGATTGAACCGTCAGCAGTTGATTCTGAACGCAACTGGAAGTTGCTTGATTCGTACCATGTGTATGAATCAGGGTTGACGATAATCATTGAACCGTCATCTGATCCGCCTGGTGCTGAAAAGTCAGCATAAAGGTCAAGACCCGCAACGTTTCCACGCAATGAATCTGGACGCAATGCACCACCCGCATTCATAGGTTGTGAAGCAACGTAAATTGGTCGCCCATTATCGTTCAACGCCATTGTGTTTGCCCATTGGCTGCTGCCCATGATGATGTTGCGTGCAAAACCTTGAGTGTTTGAATAAACACTTGCAGCACCGCGTGAAACAAATGCAAGCAATTCAGCAGCTGTTGGAAGTGCTGAAAGTGTTGTTCCGTCAATGCCAGCGTTTGCGACAAGAATTCCGTTGACGTAAGCATTCTGCGCCTTTGCTAATGCTGCAACCATGTTGCGCAATAGTTCGTCAAAGAATAATGGTGATGATCTTTCGAGGAGTTCAACGCTGAATTTTTGTTGTCCCGCGAACTTGACCACTGGAACGCTCAAGAACGAACTCTCTTGGTCAGTATTTGAAAACGCTGAAGTTTCTGAAGTTACGGCAACCGTTGGCATGGCGTCGATACGTGGAATTTCGAATGTCATTCCCGCGTCTGGCAATGTGCCACGGCTGATCGCGTCAATGCTTGGGCGGATTGTGTTGCCTAGACCATTGATGATTTCGGTTAACTGACGTGTTGGGACAAGTCCAGCGTTGTCAGTTGTTGTTGCGCCGTTGTTTGCTGCGTGAACATAATCACGCGCGTCAAGATCGCCCATTGATGAACGAATTGTGTTTTCAAGGTACTTCGCAGCAGTAACCTCAATGCGTGGCTTTGTAGTAAAGCCGCCCACCTTAGGTCGTGCTGACGCAGTGATTTCTGCGGCTTCTACCGTCTCGACGGCTTCCGCTTGTGTGACGGTGTTGTCCACTTCGTCTCCTTCTGTTGTTGGTTTTTCTTCAGGTTCGATTGTCGAATCTGAAACTTCATTTTCTTCGGCAGTTGTTGCGGCGACTGATTCGACGCGTGCTGAACGAATGGCTGGTTCTGACGTCAACGCCACACCAGTTAATTCACCTTTCAAAATGCGAACTGTTCCGTCTTTGAGTGTTTCGTATTCATCAAATGAAACTTCGACACTAAATCCGTCACGCATTCCAGTGCTTGCTTCGACCAAACTGTCATTGCCTGCGGTTGTTTCAACAATTTTAAAAACCGCTTCAATGCCTTTGTCGTCTGAAGTCATAGACAATGTCGAACCAATTCTGCGGGTGCGATCATGTTCAAGATTAAGCAAAACTGGTGTTGGCTCAATTGAACCAGCTGCGAACTGCACTTTCCCAATTGACGCACTGCCAGTTTCTTCAAATGTAACAATGCGACCAGTAATTGTGCGACGGTTTGAATCTGCCGCCGTGATTTGCATTGGTGTGATTACTTTTTTCATAGCAGCATGTCTTCTTCCTCGCGTATTTCTTCGATCGACATTGCGCCGATACGATTTAAGATTTCATAAACTTGCGCGCGCTCGTATGGGTTACCGCGTAGGAAGTCGTCTAAATCAAACGACACGCGGTTACCTGCTGGTGTAAAATCTGCAAACGATAAGCGTTGCTCAATTATTGACATGTAATTTCTAAACGCGAAATCGACGAGGTCGCGCCTCTTGTCTAAGGCGTTGGAATAAGTGAACGTGGACTGTTGCGAATCTGTGAAATACGCTGGCAAACCTGCTGCCCTGGACAATTCAAGGGCAAGATAGTTGCGCGCTTCGTTCAATTGTAAATTCTTTGGATCATAACCAATTGTTGAAAGATCAACGTCAGCGTTTAAATAAATAACCGACTTTTTTGCACGATTACGAATTGCACCCAACAACTTTGAAACGCGATCTGCTGGCAATGATGTTCCGTTGGATTTCAAAACCATTTGTGGAATTGGATCAGCTGCAAAATCTAGCGCGGCACGTTCCAGCGCAGCGGCTGCGCGAATTGTGCGACCTGCGCGATTGAGCAAACCTTCTTGCGCACCAGCGAACACGACTAAATTTGCTGGGTCAACATAAGAACCGTCAATTGAATAAGAAACAATTTCGGTTCCAATTCCATTTGTCTGAATTGTTACGCGTTCAGGTGCAACGCGTTCCATTGCGCGAATTCTGCCCGTGTCTGCATAACGTTCCATAACGTAGGCATAAGCAGAAGGGAAGAAAAACAAATCTGAAATAATCCATGACCAAAATGTTGTCCCGGGAATTCGTGGGTCAGGCTGATTGATAACGCGTGGCTGAGTTATCTTTTCGCCTGTTGCTTCATTGCGTGTGTGCATAGGTAATGACGCAATTGTTTGAATGATTCCCAATGAACGTGCAACGCATGGAATTGTCATTGCTTCGGAACGAATTGCGCTAGTTACACCAGAAAAGAAAAGTTGACCCTGTTCAGGGTAGTAAGGCGCAATAGCAGCTGCGTCAACCGAAGCGGCAGTGACGGCTGCCGTCGGTTTCGTCGGAACGAATAAATCAAATAAACCCATGTCCGAATTCTTGCAGTCTTATACGATCAACCCACCATGATGTCAAGATCATTGTCTGGGCGTGTCGCAAAATGTGTGACCAATGCAGTTGCCACCGCACCACAAACAACCGCCTGACTTGCTCGCCGACCGATAACCCAACCGCCGTCACCACGGCGCAATTGCACCGCCGATAACATTTCTTCAGTCAACTGGGATTGTCCACGGTGTTTCAATCGCCCTGAATTGATAGCACTCAGCATTTCGTCGCATGCCTGCGGATAGAACCCGTCCATGTCGTAAACGGCAATGCCTGCTGGTGCAAGGCGGGCGGCAACGGCTGCGCTGGTTTTCCTGGAGTACAAAACGAATTCGGTTGAGTATTTTCGGGCATAATCTGCCAGGTCATTGGCAATTGCTTTGTCGTCCAACTGCAATTCGTTTGACCAGGTGTGCAGCAATTTGACCACAAAAGTTTCCTCGCCCAATTTTTGAGCGGCAACCAAACTTGCGTGTTTTCTGTCAGGTGACAGGTCTATTGCAAGCCAGGTTATTTTTTCAGGGTCAAGGTCTTGAGTTTTGTCCACACAATTGCCCCAACTGGTTGCGTCCACGGCTGAGGAAATTGCCACGACCCAGCGGCACAATACTTCAGTCATGACCACGTCGGCGGGATCATTCAAAACGCTTTTGATGTTGTCAGGGTGGATTGTAATTCCCATTGCTGGATTTGAATAACGTGCGTTTTCCACACTGATTTCGTCCGTGGGTGCTGACCATTCAAAGTAACCAATTTCGTCATCTGCCCCAGCGATACGAGCCAACGCGCGGTTTCTAAAATCGTTTAGCACGACACTTGAATGGTCACCCGCATTTGTGTACGCCATGACCAAAGGATTGCTTGCAGCCATAAGGGTATAACGCAAAGACGCAAAACTTTCAATGTCGGTCATTTCGCGTAATTCATCAAGATGAATGGTGGACGGTCTAGAAACGCCGCGAGCAGCTGAACCGCCTGCACGCACAATGAACCGATTACCCGAAATGGTTTCGATTTCCTCGCCGCCATGTTGCCAGCGGATTTTCTTGACCTGTTTTCTCAGGTCGTCGTTTCCGTCAATGATTTGAACCATTGCCCTGAATTGTTCCAGTGACGTGGACAAGCGGTGCGCCGAACCGATCTGCAATTGCTCGTCCCAAAGAAACAAACCGCCCAAAATCCTGATTTGCTGTAAAAACGACTTGCCGTTTTGACGGGCGACCACAATGCAATTGATCGGTGAAGCCCACCGCCCGTCAGGCTTGATTTTGTGGGTATTTATGAGCGCAAATTTTTGCCAGTCCATAAGATCAATCTTTAGGCTGCTGGCTAAGTCGATCAATTCGCCACCGCGTGAAGGTAAGTCGTTCAGCGGCGTGTGGATTCTAGGCGTGGAAACACCCGTTAAAACGGGCTTGTCGCCTGCCGTGACGGCAGCCGTTTCAAGGTCATTTGATGTCGTCTTAGTCATGTTCGTGGCTTATAGACGCGTTTAAGGGCTTATTTGAGCCTTTTGGGTCGGTTTTGGGGGAAACAAATCCT